ATGCTTCTAACGCAGCTGATAATGTTCGTAAAGGTGTAGATAATGTCAATACTGCGACTAATAAATATGCCAAAGAATCAAAAGTAAGCATTGAACGATTAACAAAAACTCTTGAATATCTAAAGGATAGACAATCGAAAGCGTTCGATGAAAAATATATTGCTAAATATGGTGATTCTATAAAAAGGGTTCAAAATGAATTATCACGACTAAATAAGCTTTCTAATATACCAACAATACCCATACCTAAAGTTGGTATGTGGGGTAATTATATCTCAGGTATTAGAAATGCGAATTCGGAGACAAATAGCTTAGCTAGTAGTATCAGAAGTATTGTTGGAGCTATGGCTCTGTTTCAAGGAGTAAAAGCTATCGTGAAGATGGGGGCTGATTTGGAACAATCCAAAATCAGTTTTGATGTACTTCTTGGCAGTGTCCAAAAATCCCGAATTATGTTAGCCGGCCTGAATAAGTTTGCTAATGATACGCCCTATGAAAACAAGCCGTTGATTGATCAGGCTAAGTTATTGCTTTCGTTTGGTACTTCAGCAGAAAAGATTTTGCCAACCCTGAAGATGCTTGGTGATATTGGTATGGGAGATACCAATAAAATGCAGTCTTTGACATTGGCTTATGCTCAAATGTCCAGTGCCGGAAAACTACAAGGCCAGGATTTATTGCAGATGGTCAATGCCGGATTCAATCCACTCCAGGAACTCGTAAAGATGACCGGGAAAAGCATGGGAACCTTACGGTCTGAAATGGAAAAAGGCAAATTGTCATCGGCTTTGATTGAAAAGGCTTTTGAACATGCAACCAGCAAGGGCGGTCTTTTCTTTGGAATGATGGATAAAATGAGCCAAACAACTTCCGGTAAGTTCTCTACAATGGTAGGAACGCTAAAGCAAACCGGGGCTGAAATTGGATTGAAGCTTTTGCCGTATGCCAATAGCCTGATGAACTTCCTGATGCCAATGGTTGACTGGATAGCTCAAAATGCTGACATGTTATTACAACTTACAGCAGTTGCTTTAGGAGCTTATGCAGCCTTTAAACTGATAACATGGGGAATTAAGCTTTGGACAATTGCCCAGGCTATTCTAAATGGTACCATGGCTCTTAATCCAGTGGGATTAGTTGTGATTGCTATAGCTGCTTTAATCGCGATGATAGTTGTTGCCTGGAATAAGTTTTCATGGTTCAGAGGTATTGTTTTCGGACTTTGGGACACGTTTAAATTATTCGTCAACTTTCTGAAAGATGCTGTAATGAATACAGTAAAAGGACTGGTTGATATGTTCCTTGGGCTTGGTAAAATCATTGATGGTATTTTTCACCGGGACTGGAGTAAAATCAAAGATGGAGCAAAACAAGTTGGTTCTGGCTATGTAAATAGTTTTGCCGGTGGCGGTATTGTCAAAGCAGCTATCGACAACGGTTCAAAAGCCGGTGAAACATGGGCTAAAGGATACAACAAAGGGCTTAAGAGCTTTGCTAAAAGTGAAGCTGACAAAAAGAGTGGTGTTGATGCAAATTCATTGACAAGTGGATTAGGTGGTGGTGGAAATGGAACTGTAAACCCGGATGATAAAATAAAAAGTATTGCCGGTGGTGGAAGTAAGCCTACGAATATCAATATTATTTTGAATAAAGAAATGGTTGGCAGCATTACCGTACAGGCCACTAATGTGACTGAAGGCGTTGGTAAGATTAAAGACATTGTAATGGAATGTATGTCACAGGTATTGAATAGTGGAAACAGATTAGCGCATGAATGATAAATATAATTTCAAAGAATTTGATTTAGCTCAAATATTTAAAAGTGTTTGGGGTTATTCAGCCCCTCCACTTTTATTCGGTTTACAAAATGCCGTAGAAAAAGAGTTGTTTAGAAGTACTTCGGATACTTCGGATTATTCCTTCGCAACACCTTCGGAACGCCGGGAATACAATATAAAAGGTTCGCCTTTTTACGGATTGAATAACAATGGCAATGAGGTGTTTTTGCCTATTTGGTTGATTCGTGCTGACGGCTCAAAGTTTCTGCTTCAGAATACAGTTTCGTCCATTGTAAGTAAAAAAACGATTGTTGAAACTGTATTGGTCAATCAGCATGGTTCTGTAAAGGAAGAAATATCAATGGATGATTGGGATTTGGCTGTGAAAGGTATTATAGTTTCACCGGATATGGATTATCCTGATCAGCAAGTTGCAGACCTGAAAGCACTTTACAAGTTAAGTGAATCACATGGAATTGAAAATGCCAGGACATCGCTACTATTTGAAGATAATGAAAAGGTAGTTATTAAAAACCTGAAATTTCCTGAAATAAAAGGGATGAAAAATGTACAGGCATTCGAGTGTGATCTAGTGAGTGATATTGAATTTAAACTGATAATTGAATAATGTACGTTAAGCTTCGTGGACATATTGAAATAGTGCGTAAATCGGATGGTAAAAAGCTTTCATTCGATGCTTTTCACTCAGTTCACATTGAATTAGACATTTTCAAAATAAATCAGTCATGTAAAATTCAGATACCGATTTCAGCCAGATTAGAATATAAAGATAAAAGGGTTGGTGAAAGTGTTCAGACAGCCTCACAGTTTGCTCGTGGTGATAAAATAAGTGTATGGTTGGGGTATAACAATGATATGCGGTTGGAGTTTGAAGGTTTTATTTACCGGTTGAACTATAAAACACCGCTTGAGATTGAATGCGAAGGTTACGAATTCCAATTGCGAAGGCCTTGCGAAACCAAAACATGGAAGTCGACAACCATGAAAACGGTACTTCAGTACCTGATCAGTGGAACGGATATCGTATTGAGTGACCATATTCCGGATATAAGCTTCACGAAGTTTATTATACCGGCTAACATGACAAAGTTGGAAGCCTTGCAACTCATTAAAGAGAAATATGGTGTAACCGTATTTTTCATGGGTAAAACTCTTTATTCCGGTTTGGCTTATGTGATTGACAGGGGAACTGTAAAATATAAGTTGGGCTATAATACCATCAATGCCGATGACCTGAAGTATCGTAATGCTGACGATGTAAGCCTTAAAATAAAGGCTGTTTGGATTAAGCCGGACAATACAAAAGTTGAAGCTGAAGTAGGAGATAAAGAAGGGAGTCTACGAACATTATTTTTCTATGATGTTTCGAGTACTGCTGAACTCAAAAAACTAGCAACTGAAGAAATAAAGAAGTACAAATATTCCGGTTACGAAGGAAAGATAAAAACATTTTTACAACCTTTTGCTCAACCAGGAATGAAAGCAAATATGACTGACCCGAAGTATGATGAACGTGGTGGAATTTATTACATAACAAAAACTACGGTAGATGCTGATAAGGGTGGTGGTAGAAGGGTTGTTGAAATATCGGTCAAACTATTATGACAAAGGAACAAGAAATATTGAAAAAGCTTCAAATGCTTGGAAACGGAAATACAAAAACATTCCTGGCATTAGTCGATAATAATTACCCTGATAAGGATTACATCGATGTAAAAGATTTGTCCGGTACTCTTTACCCTGATGTCCGTAAACGTGCTGCTATTGGAACTGGTGACGATGCAAAAAAAGGATTAGTAATAACACCCGTTTCCGGTTCTTCAGTAATAGTTAGTCGTATTGGTGATAGTGATGAGCTGTTTGTGGAGATGTTCTCTGAGGTTGAAAGTATTGTGTTTGATGGTGGTGAGAATGGTGGAATGACTATTACACCAAAATTAGTCCAGGAGCTAAACAAGAATAATGAATTGCTTCAGGCAATTGTAACAGTTCTTTCGGGAACTCCAATACCCGAACCTGGTAGCGGTTCACCCAGTGCATTGCAAACGGCATTGAAAGGAGCAATTACAGGTAAACAATTAGGTGATTTTTCAGAAATTGAGAATACAAAAATTAAACACTGATGAAAAATAAAGATATACTATTAGATGACAGTTTCAAACCTGCAATTACTGTAGTTTTTGATAGTGGTCTAGTCATATCTGATTTTATGATTGGTGATGTTACTCGTCAGAATCAACAAGTAATACTTTTAGCTGAAAAAGGGGAAATAAAAGAATCTCCAAAATTGGGGGTTGGTATTGCTTCATTCCTGGACGATGATAATCCTTCGGACTTACTTCGCGAAATTCGTGAAAATCTTTGTGAAGATGGTCAGGTAGTTCGTAATTGTAGTTTTGATATAAATGGTAAACTTATTATTGATGCTAGTTATGAAAGTAAGTGAAGGTCAATCGCTAATTGATATAGCCATACAATACTGCGGTTCAGCCGATGCAGCTATGGCTATTGCAGTACTGAATGAGTTGAGCATAACAGATGACCCAATACCAGGAACTGAGTTGCTATTTCCGGATGTGGTGAATGCTGATGTTATAGCGTACTATAAAAATTATGCTATTATTCCGGCTACGTTGATAGATTCAGCCATTCAGGTTAGCAATGTAATAGATACTGTTTACCGCGAGGTTAGGACTATT